TAAAAGTAGGTCTTTTAGTACAATTATGTTCAATACATCTTGCATGTTTAACATCAATCATATTTTCCTTTTTGTGGTCGACACAATATAGGGCTTTAGTTTCAATAGGCAAGTTAAAAGTAGGTCTTGTATTACAATTAGGTTCAATACATTTCTTAGATTTAACATCAATCATATTTTCCTTTTTATGTTCGAAACAATAAATACCTTTAGTTTCAATTGCTAGATTAAAAAAAGGTCTTTTAGTACAATTAGGTTCAATACATTTCTTAGGCATTTTATAATTATTATATATAGATATAAAATTATCTTTATGTTTTTTAATTATTATTATTATCATTATCGTTATTATTGTTATTAGGTAGATTAGTACGTTGTATTTGCTGTTGTGCTCCATATTCTGCTGCTTGTTGCTGTGCCATTTGTGATTGTGCGTCTTGGTTTTTGCGTTCTTCCCGTTTTTTCAATTGTCGGATAATAAATCCGTTTAATAAATCATTTTTAACTATTATACTAGCAAATTTAATTGCAACATATATCATTAATATTAAAATAATAGTGATAATAATACCTTTGATGTAGTAAATATTTTGTTTTAGCCATGAAACAGATGATAAGTTAGCTTTAACAGGTAATGTAGGTTGGGTGTCTAATGTTTCTGCACCTGATAAATCTTGGGTAGTATCTAACTTGGAATTGGCATTATAAAATATATTGGTACCTTTAGGAGTACGTTGTATTGGGCGAATATTTAAATTGTTTCCTAGAATATATTTATGAACAGTATCAATAATATTTTGGGAAATAGGAACAGCTTCTTCAAAAATGATAAATGTCCAATTTGGATTACAAGGTGGATATGGTAAAGCACCATCATAATAGAAAAATGACTTAGAGTCTGGAAATAATTGTTCTGGATTCCAATCTTTACTAACTTGTACATCTTGTTCTACTGGCATTTCATTAGCTGGCATTTGATTAATAAATTCATTAATAAATTCATTAGCTTGTCCATAATCCGCACCCTTTTTCATTAAAACTGAAATAATTATGCCACCATCTGAATCATTTACTGGATTACGATTATGATATAACAAAACTTCCAAATCATAATATGAACCATTAATAGTATGCATACTGGTGTGATGTATTGTCATCTTGCGTAAGTAGAAAAAATCATTCTTGAATTTTACAATGCAATTAGGTGAAAAACTCACTGTTGGAATATTATTAACCATACTAATACTACAAGTGGTAGGTTCATATTTAACTGCAAGTCGGCATAAAGCATTACAAGGTGAAATCTTACTAGTGTCAATATTTAATGGTGCTTTTCGAGTAGCTTTATTACTACAGGAACCATATCGAGAAACCCATTCACTACTACGGTCAAATGCCCATAATCCGGGAGGTGTAGTTGTTGATTGTAGTTGTTGTGTTCGTGTTGTAGGTTTTGATACTGCCATTCTGGGAACACTATTCTAGAATTACTTTAATATATATTGTTATTTTGTTATATCTAATTTATACAATTACTTAGCTATTTTTCTTTCTACCTAGATAACTAAGTAATAATAACAATAATAATACATCTTCTAGAATGATAATAAAATCGCTATTGTTTATTATAGTTCTTATATTTGTATATGAAACATTTCAGAAATTATATAAAATGCGGGAAGAATATTTTAGTACAATTCAATCTAATTCTAGAAAGGAAAAATTTATTTCCATTACAGAAGACTCTACTGATAAAGATAAAGATGCAAAAAATGATATAGCTAAAACTATTGCTATCAATTGTAAGGCATACCCTGCAAAGAAAAACTTAATAATGGCTGCAAAACCTACACCTGCAGATGAATTAGATACTCCAGAATATGCGAGATTCAAACCTCTAGAATATGATCCATCACGATTATATTATTGGCGTCGGGATATACTTGTCCCTGAAGGTATTAGACGTTCAATAGATGATGATAAAGAAATTGCACGTGTTCAAAAGTTATATGATGTAGAAACTGATCCAGATAAGAAACAAATATTACAAGATGAATTAGATTTATTTAAATGGCGTCAGCAAATATTAAATTTAAAAGATAAAAAAACAGGAGAAGAACGTAGTATGCGTGATATTACTACTGATTATTTTCCTATTGCAATTGGAATGTCCAGACCTTGGAGGGAAATTCATTCTCATATTCCAGATTATTCTAATGCATTAAATAATGGTTATAAAGCTTATCATAAAACGCAATATCTATTATGAATTTATTATTCTAGAACAGGTTTAACATTATAGTTTTTATCTAGTGTGAGGTTATAAAATCTGGTTAGTGAAGAATCATTTGGAACTTGATTATATTTTTGCATTGCATAATCCGATATTTCTAGAAGACCAGTATTATTAAAATAGGTACTAAGGTCTGTTGTTTGCCTAGTTGCAGTGTTCTGGCCACTTTTATTTAATCTAATATTAACATTACTGATTTTCACAATAAAATTATTTCTATCAAATAAACTGTTTGCATTACTGGCTGCGGTTTGAGCATTAGGCTCACCATTCGCATTTTCTATTATATTGGGGTCTAATATAGTAAAAGATACAGTTAATGATTGTGTTGATAAATCACCACTATAGGAAAGATTTTGAATGCGTCGAATTGATATACCTAATTTAACTGCAATTTGGTTTGTTAATTGGATACTTATTGGTTCAATAGTATCATTTCCATTTCCAAATCGTTCATTTGTGTTAGTGTTAGTTTTAGTGTTAGTGTTGGTTTTAGAATTAATGATTATGTGTAAATATAATCCAATTAGTAAGATGACTATTCCTAGAACTAATACTTTAAATATTATTAAATTCATTCTAGCAGATGAAATATATATACTTTGTTTGAATTATCTAATGTAATATAATATTTTTATTGTTTATTCTAGAAAATACAATAAATTCTATATATCCTGAAAAGTCTAGTATTTTGGAATTAATTCTAACAATGCGTTAAATTAAAATGTTATAATAAAATAATAAATCAACAAATCAAATATCTTATAGATAAAATGTCTTCTACTAAATCACGTTCTCTAAAAGGCTCTGGTAAACGTTCATTTACCATCAACAATGCTTATCACGTCGACGGCTGTCCTACCAAATTTAGTCATAAAGACTACACTGGTCGTTATATTGCTATTAGTGCCCAACGTGCTGCCAGCAAGGCATTATCTGAGCTTTGCCGTGTAAAACGCATTCGTGGTCAATGCACGCTATATATTGAAATGCGTGAGACTACACAGGGTTCTAGCGGTAAGCTATATGCATATCATTGCAAGCGTGTTCATCTTGCAAAGCCACTTGAACTAAATGGTCGTACTGTTCATTATATTAATAAGGTCAAGCCTGTTTCTATCCCTACTGAAAAATGCAATAAGTCGCATAAATCATCAGGTCGTATGATTAGTCGTAGTAGCAAACTTCGTTCTCACCATTCTAAGAAGCATACCCATTCCCATAAATCTGGAACACATAAATCAAAGTCAATGACAAAAAAAATCTCTAATACTATGAAGCGTACTATTGCGTCAGTCAAGAAGTCTGTTAAGAAAATGCTCTAGATAATTCTAGATGCTATCATAATTTATCGGTTTATTTATTTTTTTTGGATTTTTTAACATAATAATTAATAAAAAATTGAATATGAATTTGTAATTAAGTTCATAATTAATATTAGTATGTATAGATTATAATGAATACAATAGATTATATATTAAATCAAAGTTTTCAAGAAGAAGTAAATAGACATAAGAATAAGGAAATAAGTAGGTCGGAAGAGAATAATGTTAATAGTTTGTTTAATAGTTTGGAAGGAATAAATACGGAATGTAATATTTGTTATTCAGATGAAAAATGCATACAATGTTATCAATGTGAATTTAAATATTGTAAAGTATGTATGAGTAAAGTAATATCAGAATTTACAAAATGTTCTGCATGCCAATGCAATTTAATTAATAATTATTCATTAATTAAGGAAAAAAATATAGAAATTCAACAATCTAGAAATAAACAAAATCATACTGAAAATGTATATGCAAATAATAATGTAAATAATAATGTGGAATATTATGATTATGGAACAGATGACGAAATAGATGAAGTAGCACTTGCAATACAGAATAGTCTAGATGATTTTAAAAATTATAAACCATTATTCAATAATTTAAATTCACATACAACAGTAAATGATATTAGAAATTATGATATACCTAATGAGTTATATGTAGATTTTGCAGATAAACCATCAATCAATATTGTAAAACAAACCACACCCATAATAACACCAATAAAACCAATAACATCACCTAATAATATTAAAAGTCAATTAGAAACTTATATAGAACAATTGGTGAATAATGAGATATTACCTTTTAATATTACATCATTAAAAACAAAAAACTATAAACCAAATTTTACTTGTAATTATGATAACACTAATTATTTACAGGTATATTGTTCACATGATAAAACATTACCAAAAATAGAACTAAATTATAAAATTTATAATACAATATTTCAATCACAATTACGAATATTATTAATAAAATTATTAGATTTTCCTAATAAATTTAATAATGTTTGGACACAAATAGCACTTATAATGAATAACTGCAAAAATAACTGCAAAAATAATAATATGAAAAATAATAAAAATAGTAAAAGAGTAGATGAATTAGATATGGAACAGGAAAAACTTTTGGAAGATATTAGAAAACTTATTTATGGATAACTAACCACCTTTGAAATATCCTAGTTTAATAAGTGCATTTTTACTAGCATCTTGTTCTGCTTTTTTTATATTTTGTCCTTTACCTTCACTAATAACTTCTTTGTTCTTGGGGTTAAATAATTGAACAGTTATAACAGGTTCGCCGTTTTTAAGAATATCATTCTTACTAACTCGGAATTCTGGATTATATTTATTAATCCGTTTTATCAGCTTAACAACCTTATTCTTATAATTACGATCATCTAGAATAAAAGTAGTCATATCTAACTGACTAGATTCATCTTCAATTAAATTAATTAGAAATAATTCAGCAACTTGATAACCCGCTCCAGAAATAAACGAATTTAAAAATCCGTGTTTATCATTATTGAAATCTAAATAAATTGCAGCAATAAAAGCTTCAAAAATATCACATAGAATTTTATCTTCCTCACGTGCATTTTGCAAATCATCCAATGTGCGACCAATAATTAAATATTCGTGTAATCCAATTACTTTAGCTAAATGCCCTAGAGTAATACGGTTAACTAGATTAACTTTCATAGTGGAAAGGAAGCCTTCCCTTTGGTCTGGATAACGGCGATATAAATAAGATACAATAATATTTTCAATTACGGCATCTCCTAGAAATTCTAGGCGTTCATAAGAACGCTCACGTAGGAGTACACAACCATCAGGGTTTTTTACAGGTTTTACGTTATCACGGGAACATATTTCTTTAATTTTGCCGATAGTATAACTTTCGTGTACCATTGCATCTTGATATAAATCTAAATTATTAATATTCTGGAATACACCATATTTTTTTAATATATTTTGAACAGCATTTTTAGTAATCAATTTATTTACCTTGTTAAATGGATTTAAATATCCAGAAACAACCTCGTCTGGTGTAGCTACTAATTCATATGAAACTTGATTCATATTATTACCAATAGTATTCATAATGTAAAAGTTTAAAATATATAGATATATATAATAATTAGTCTATTCTTTATATTCTTTCAATTTTATGTATGTTCATCATTAGAATAAGTTTCTTTTTTCATTAATTTTATAATATTTTGAAAATTATTATTTACAATTGTAATTTTATCATCATCCCAGTATTCTTTTTTACTATTCATCATTATTACTAATAATTCAAAAGTTCCTTTAATTAATTTGCCTTTATCTTTTTCGTGTAATATATAATCACCTTTCGGTATAATTTTATTTGCAACTAAATATTTAGATTGTAGGAATGATTGTATATAATCTGCATCCGCCCAATTAGGTAAAAAAGATATAATAGTAAAATCCATACTTTCACGTTCCATTTTTTCTAGCAAATTAATACATATTTTAGTAGTATAATTCATTAATATAGGTAAATAAGGTGGATTAAAAAATACTCCTTTTATATTTTGGTTAAGTAATTTTTCTAGAGAAAGGTTATAAAAGCTACCAACACTCCCAAAAATTTTATCAGTATCTAGAAAAATAGAACAAAACATATTCATATTAAAGTTTAAAGGACTAGCAAACATTTCAAAACTAATGTCAAATATATTACTAATATGTTCGTAAAGTTTAATTCCAATGCTCCATTGTTGATTAGATGTATCAAATATTGCATATCTTAGTATCATTCGTATAATATCATATGGAAACGGTCTATCATAATTACGAATAATTCTAGAATACCTAATAAAATTAATTACTTTGGTATAATTTTTATATTTGATTAAATAGTTTGTCTCACCAGAAACATATATACTACAATCAATATTATTAAAATATCCAGGTTTATTTTTATTAAGAATTAGCATTTTATTCATTCCAATAAATTTTAGTTGAGCGTCTAGAATAACTTTCTCTAATCTGAAAACACGTTCATTAGTTAATTTTATCTTTTTTTCATTATATTCATCCAACATTTTTCGGAAATATATACATTTTCTCAGTTCTTCAACATTATTCAAACACTTATTAAAAAACAAGTTTGCACTCATCTGTTCTATATATTCTAAATCATTATCCATTATATCTGGAAATGCATAATTACTAGATTGATTACTAGATTGATTACTAGATTTCGATTGTGTTAATGGTATAATTGAGTTCAATTTAGGTGAGATACCGTGATTTATACATTCTAGAATAAATCGGTCAATAATATTTTTATTTTCATATAATTTTCTACTAGAAAATTCAACTGAGTTATCATTTAGTTTTAAAATATTTTCAATATTTTTAATCATTTCTTTGTAGATAAAATATCTATTAAATTCTATTTCAAGATTTACATATTGGTCTATTGTAAATTTAAATGATTTTACATCATTCTCTTTAAAAATTGGTAATTTATTCATTTTATAGACTATACTACTTTACCGAATTAAAGTTATTTTTAAGCTTAATTAAACCTATCTAAATAATCGATAATTTAATAAATCTAATGTTTTTAAATAATTATCTGTAAAAATTGGGCGTATAGGTTCATTTAGTTTATTAAATATTTCAATTACAATATATACACTTTCATTAAAACCAATTTTTTTTTTATATTTATTAAGTAATTCACGTTTGAAATTATCACTCATAAATGCTAGAATAGTTTTGTCTATTTTCTTTTCTATTATAAAATTTTTAATGTTATCAGTATCTAATAATTTAATCATAAATGTATATAAATCAAAATCGCGGTATAGTTTAATACCTGCAGAACGTAATATAGTAATAGTTGGGTCTTTACTATGTGGAATAATATTACTAATAAATAATTTTTTAATATAAATATCATCTTTTAAATTATGGGGGTCAACATCGCCATAATTTGTAATAATATCATTTACATAAGAAGACAATAAAGGTTTAAATACAATTGGTGATATAATCCGATATTTTTTCTTATATCTATCACCAAATAAACTTATTGATGATCTATCAAAATCGGCAATTAATACAGCAAATCCAATATTTTTAACTTTGATGTTGTGTCCAAAAACATTAAATTTATAATGTTCTATTTCTTCATGGGGTACTTTTTTAACAAATACATTATCAGGTTTATAATCACCATGAAAGAATTCTAGAGATGATGATTGTAGATGACCAATAATTAATACGCATTGTAATAAGAAATTTATTATTGCTTTATATCTATCATCTGAGTTTTCAATATTAAATTCTTTATCATATTTACCTTCAAGTAAATCATTAACAAATACTCTTCCGGAACCTAAATTTGCTTCAGCCATTAAATTATAAGCATAATATTTAATATATTTACTAGAAGTACATACTCCAGAATGCAATATATTGACTGTATTCATAGGTAATTCACGATATACGTAAGTATTAATTAATGTTTGTATAGTAAAACCATCTAATTCTAGAAATATGTATTTTTTAGTTTCTTGACGTAATTTTATATAATAATTACTTAATGGAACAACTTTCAAAATTTGTTTTTCCATTTCTTTATCAGTTGATATATCAGGTGATATATCAGTAATACATTGTATTGAGTGTATTGATGCACCACTTTTACCTTGTGATGAATATGTTTTCATATTATTACATTTACAATCATCTTCTAAATGTTTTTTGAATATATTCTCACAAATACAATTTAATTCTGAATGATTAAATAACTCTTTATCTAGAATACTACCACGTAATACCTTTTTCTTAAGTAGTAAATTTGCATGATCATCTAGAAATTCTAATACTTTATCCTTAACTAATGGTTCACGTTTAATATGATATGCTGTTTTGGTTTTAGAAAGAAAACGACCACTAGTAAATCTAATTGATATTATTTCATCATCTATGTGTTCTGCACTAAATGATTTGGATATTGGTGATTTTAATTGTGTATCTGTTTGTTTTATTGTTTTTGTTTGCAAGCTAGATTTAGATTTGCTAGCTCTAGTAAGGTGAGATTTCGATTTTACCCGTGATTTTATTCTAGATATGCCTTTACTTTTAGTTTTAGTTTTAGTGTTTACCATTATTTTTAGTGATGATAACTTTAACAATAACGTATATTTTTTTGTATAGTTTTAATAAAATGAAATGTAGTAATAAAACATAAAATATAAAAAAAAAATAAGGTATTAAATAAAGAAACTAAACATATAACATAGTAAAATGCCATTATTCAAAAAAACAAAAAAAAATAAACCATCTACACAAACATCAAACAAAACATATAAGATTACAAAAAAAACTAATAAAACAAAAGCAAGCAAATCTAGTGATATTCATGGTTTAGATAAATATCGTATCCCAACTAATACTGATATAGTCCATCCTAAATACTGGGAATTACCCAATCGCAAACATTTCTATAACTGGATTATGGATACATTCCAACAATACGAAATAGGAAATGCCAAAAAAAATAAACCCTACAAACGCCGTATTTCTCAACATTTTGAACTCCACAATATCCAGCGATTAACTCGTGATTATCTACAAACCGAAAGCCCTGCGCGGGGTATCCTAATCTATTTCGGTTTAGGTGTAGGTAAAACCTGTACTGGTATTACAATTGCAGAGGCTATTCTAAGTAAAAAACATGTTGTAGTATTCAGTAAAGCCGCGTTAGAAGCAAATTGGGTTAAAGGCTTGAAGGATTGTGGTTCTGATTATATGAAAACACATAATCATTGGATATTTAAATCAGTAGAAAACGATGAAATGGATACACTAGTTAAAGAACTTGATATATCAGCATCAGTAATTAAATCGAATGGTGGTGTATTTTTAATAGATTTTACAAATCCTACATCGAATTATAATGAATTAAGTAATATTGAACGTGAAAAACTGGATAGACAAATAGAAAGTGTTATTGATGAACGATTTCAATTTGTTCATAGTGATAATACACGTCTTTGGAAAACATTTAAACCAGAATTTATTAATAATAAAGTAGTTATTTGGGATGAAGTACATAATTTAGGTAATACAATGGCATCTAAGAGTGAAAATGGTGCAAAATTCTATGATATGTTTATGAATGCGCAAAATGCTAAGATTATGTTTCTTTCTGGAACACCTATTATAAATCGTATTTATGAGATAACTAAGATTTTTAATATTCTACGTGGATATATGCACGTTCTAGAATACAACTTCAAATCTACATTTGATACTGGTATTAACTATGACAAATTACAATATACACTTAAAAAGAATAAACACGTCGATCAAATAATTATTAATAAAGCAAAGAAACAATTAAAGATTACTAAAAATCCCGATAATTTCATTACTAGTCCAGATAATAAAGGATTATTATATCGTCCAGAAGAAACTATTGATGCGGAGAAATTTAAAGAAGAAATTTCAAAGATTATTCAGAGTATGGGTTATAAATTTAGTATCGCAGAAAAGAAAGAAACCGTTTTTCCAGAAGATGAAGAAGTATTCGAACAATTATTTTACAATCGCGAACTTAATAAAATTAAACGTATTGATTTGATTAAGAAACGTATTGTAGGTTTAACATCATATTATGAATATCAAGATAAACGTGATTATCCTACATTAAAACCAATTAATGTTGTCCAAGTACCAATGAGCGAATTTCAATTTGGTACTTATGAACGGTTTCGACATCAGGAAATAGAAGAAGAAAAAATACAAAAACGCCGTCAAAACCCAGAAGATGATGACGACGCACAATCATCATATCGTATTAAAAGTCGATTAGCTTGCACTTTTGCATTTCCAGAAGAAATTGGTAATCCATATGATAATAAAATGGGTGAACATAATATTGAATTTATAGAAACTCTAGGTGAAAAATTAGACAATTTCGATATTCGAATGAGTCAGGCAGAAGCGATGAAAAAGAAAGATATTGATAAAAAGATTAAGGAAGGATATCTAAAATTACTCTACCAAGAAAAAGCTAAATATCTAGACATTAAAAATGGCAGTCTTGCTAAATATTCCCCTAAATACCTAACAATGATTCAAAATATCCAAAAAAATGCACCTAATGGTAAAATACTAGTATATAGTTTCTTCCTTTCCCTTATAGGGCTAAATAGTTTTTCATATGCATTAATACAAACAGGAAAATGGGCACCATTTCGGCTTAAGAAAATAAATAAAATGTGGGAAATCGATGAGCGCGAAGATGAAAAAGATGAAAAAGATAAAAAAGATAAATGGAAATTTATATTCTATGCTAGTGGTGAAGACCAAGAAATACGCGATATATACCGTAAAATAATAAATTCTGAATGGGATAAATTAGGCGCTGATTGTGAAAAATTAGTTAAACAATTGAAAGCAATACATTCCAATAATAATTACGGTGAGGTAATCAAGATGATGATGACTACTAAAACAGGTTCCGAAGGTTTAGATTTAAAGGAAATGAGATATATTCATATAATGGAACCATATTGGCAACACGTGTTAATTGATCAGGTAATTGGGCGTGGTGTGCGTAATAAATCACATTTATCATTGCCAGAAAAAGACCGTAATGTGGAAGTATTTATTTATATGTCGACTATTACACCTAATCTAGTACGTAAGATTTCCTATATAGATGTACGCAATGACACTTATAAATATTCTAATCCTGCATTAAGTGATAAGGTAAATAAAGTTGTTACCAGCGATGAATATCTTTATTTAACATCAGAACGCAAACGTTTAGTTATTACCGAATTTCAACGTTTAATGAAAGAAAGTGCATTTGATTGTGCTTTGAATTATCGTGATAATAAACTTAATCCTGCAAATTCAAAATTAGTTTGTATGGATTATAGTACTAAAAATCGCGATGAATATTTATATACTCCAGGATTGGAAGATACTAGTGAAGGTATGCAAATTGCACAAGAAAAAGTAGTTGCCGTTAAATATGGCTCATTTCCATATAAGGGTAAAACATATTATTATGAATTAAATGCAAATGCACAAGGTAAAATGTATATCTATGATGAAGATTTAATTGGAAAAGTACGATTACCTAAACCAGTAGGTGAAGTGAAAATTTCTAGCGGTAAAAAATCATTTGCATTCTATGCTAAAAAAGTAGCTAAAAAATAAACTATATTTAATTAAATTCCCATAAATATCCTTTATATATTTTCTTATTTTTTATAGCTTTTAATATACTTGGATTTGATACTTTCATTTTACTACTTATTTCGCTTAGTGAATTAAATATTGTAATTTCATTTATTTTTGTATCAATTCTCTTTATTTGTTTAGCATATGATGGTTTATTTTTTATAATTGGTTTTGTATAATTTTCTATTAATTCTTTTGGACACTTATTATATAAAATATAATAATTATTACAATATAATTCAGAATTATCAACTATTCTACGAATAGTTCTAATATTATGATTTAGTTCTTTAGCTAAAATAGTTTTATTAGGATATGTACCCAGAATTGCATTTTTTAAAATATTTAATTTACAAACTACACCAGTATTTTTAGTTTTTATATGCACAGTAGGTTGAATATTAACGTTATTTTCATTTTCATTTTTAGCAACATAATTCCATCTAAAATTACGATAAATTAAATTTTTTTTTATTGCATTTTGTATATTACTTTTCATAAATCCCTCATTTTCAGGACTCCTAAGTAAATCACTAATACTGCTATAAACTTTGATTATATTTCCAAAATTATTTGGGTCAATTTTTTGTATTTTTTTCCCTATAGATGTACGTGTTATTATTTTATTGTTATTATCTTTATTATTATCTTTATTATTATCTTTATTATTATCTTTATTATTATCTTTATTATTATCTTTATTATTATCTTTATTATCATTTACTATTTCATTTTGCTTATTTTTATCATATATTGTATTATCATTTATATTAATTAATAAATTTTTATTTTGAATATTGTTTACAAAATTAGGTATAATGTCTATTAAAATATTGTTTAATAAATTACTAATTAATTTACTATGAGTTTTATTTTCTAAAATTTTGTATAACATATCATAATCTAATTTTTGTTTTTCTAAATCTAAACGTTGTTTTTCTAATATTTGTTCTGTTGTTAGATAATTAGATTGTAATAAACATAATTTAACTATCTCTAGTAATTGTTTATAGTTAAAATTTTCTGATAATAAAACAATTTCTTTTGATATATGACCATTTATTGTATTTCTATATAAATTTTTTTTTACTAAATCATTATTTAATATATTTTCTTCAACTTCACTATTATTATCTGATTCAAATACTTCTAAAAATATGCTATTTCCAAATGTTTTATTTAAAGTATTATTTCTATTGACTATATCTTTTGTCATTCCTATTTTAATAAATTTATTCTCTTCAATTTCAGATATATATATACATCTTTTTCCTTTTGATTTATTAATTAATAAATTATGTTTTTGAAGTTTTAGTTCATATTTGTTTTGCTTTTCATTGTTTTCAATTACTTTATCTTTTAATGTTAATTGTTCCCGTAATTCTTGCGTTTCTTCATCAAGTGTTTCATGTAATAATTCCTCTAATTTAATATAATATTCATGTATCTCATCTGCTTTTTTAGTACCAGCTTTTAAACAAAATTTCTTAAATGTATTAATTGTCATTAAAATTTGTTCTTTGTTATTACCTCCATGATTATTTTCATCTTGCTCCAGAGGTTGCTGGAGCAAAATTTTATAATCTAAATTCTTAATAAAATTCTTATTTAACACAACCTTAGCAGGGTCTTTACGTGAAAATCCCAACCATTTCCACACATTATCTAAATCAACAATAAATTCATTTTTATTATTATAATTAAGGTAGCAATAAAAACTAGACACAAATAATTGCTGTTGGCTTTCAGTAAATTTACTTTTAATTTTATTAATTAAACTATTCTGATAATCTTTTGATAACCGTGTAATAGGATTCTTCTCAATAAGTTTAACAATATCTAGAATAGTATTAGCTTCTTTAGTAACAGTAGCCTCTTTGATAGCAGTAGTCATTGTAATATAAATTTATTATATGTATTTACGTATATTGAATTACTTATTTCAATATTCTTTATGTTGTTTTATTATGTGTAAAATTTCGTGCAAAAATTTGCAAATATTTTTGCAAATACTAGAAACAAAAAAAAAATAAAAAAATATATATAAAATCAAGAGTAAATATAATCCATACAAAACTAATTAGATTACGATGAACACATCAAACATTCCGGTTCTTCCTTTATTTGTACAGTAGGTTGCACAGGTTGTTCTGGTGTAGTTTGTTTTTGTGTAGCAGTTTCCCCTTTTTCATTTGTAGATGCTAAATCTATACTAAACTTTTGGGCTTGGGTTTTAGCTTGAGAACGCAGGTAATAAATACCTGTTTTTGCGCCCATTCGCCAGGAATAAAAGTGCATCGAACTTAAAGTCTTAAAGGTTGGTGATTTAAGCCAACAATTCATAGACTGAGTTTGGCATACGAATTTCCCGCGATCTACGGCCAAATCAATAATTGTCTTCTGTTTAATTTCCCAAACAGTTTTATAACGTTCTCTAATTTCTAGTGGAATTTCAGTTATGTTCTGAACACTACCATCTGCTAGAATAATTTTATCTTTCATTGCGGGACTCCATAGACCTAATTCTAGTAAATCCTTCACTAAAAACTTATTAACTATTACAAATGTTCCGGCTAATGTTTTACGAGTATAAATATTATTGGTGAATGGTTCAAAACATTCATTATGTGATAGGATTTGTGAAGTGCTAGCTGTAGGCATCAATGCAATTAATAGAGAATTTCGTATACCATGCTTCATTATATCCGCTCGTAAATTATTCCATAAATCTTTCATATGTTCACTAGGTTCTGTACCCCATAAATCAAATTGAAATTTACCCTCAGAAATAGGTGAGCCCACAAAACTAGAATATGCACCTGCATATTGATTTGGCAATTTAAGCTCTTCATCAATAATAAAGTAATTTTCCTTTAACTCTTGCATCCGTTTTTTATCTTCTTCAGTAAGCTCACCATTACCTGATGAACCTAGTTTCACTAAGCGCTTATATTCTTGTACGAATTTCTTGCGTTTTCGTGCGAGTTCCATACTAGCTTCTACTGCGGCATAATACAGATTTTCAAAGATTAGACGATTTATTTTTCGCGCCTCTTCGGAATCAAATGCCACCTTTAACATAGCAAAACAATCGGAAAGTCCTTGTACGCCTGTGCCAATAGGTAAGTGTCTTCTGTTGCTACGTTCTGCTTCCGGCACTGGATAATAATTATAATTAATAACTTTATTGAGATTTTTAACAACTTGTTTTGTAATATCGCGTAGTTTTTCATAATTGAATTCTAGAATACCATCTTTGTTAGTTTCAATAAACTTAGGTAAAGCAATACTGGCTAGATTACAAACAGCAATTTCTTCTTTAGAAGTAAATTCGCAAATTTCATGACATAGATTGCTAGATTGAATAGTACCTAGATTCTTCTGATTATTCTTTTCATTAATGGCATCTTTAAAACCTAGATACGGCATACCAGTTTCAATCTGTGCTTGTAAAAATAGTTCCCAGATATAACGTGCTTTTACTACTTTGTTTCCACGTCCTTCCCGTTCATATTGAGTATATAGTTCTTCATATTCTTTACCATACTTTAAATATAGACCTGGACATTTATGAGGACACATTAGTGTCCAATCTGCATCTGCTTCTACGCGGCGCATAAATAAATCCGATACCCAGAGAGCATAGAATAAATCACGTGCTCTTTCTTCTTCGATACCAGTATTTAACCGGAGTCGTAGGAAATCTTCGATATCTGCATGCCAGGGCTCACAGTAGACCGCGAATGATCCAGCGCGTTTTCCACCACCATTATGGGCAATTCCCATATGGGCAATCGTATAATCATGTGTTCCTTCTATTTCAAAATCATGAACTATACCATTATAGTCATAATCGCTAATACTTTCAATTCTACTATAGATAAATCCATTATGTTTTAAATGTGTAAAATATTCACTCTTAGGGGCATTAGGAAATAATTCCATTATTTCTAAAATTCTTGGTATTCTCAATACACTTGTTTCTTTTTTAGTTGTTATATTTTTATAAGATGATACATTACCTATTCTATTACGTTTATATCCAGAGCTTAATGCACCCATACGTAATAACATATATCTTACTGATTCAATAATAGAATTAGATGTTAATTCAAGTGTAATTTCTTTTTCTCCTATACACCCATCAGTTTCTAAAATACCTAGAATTATTTTTTTAATTTTATTAATAGGTAAATGTATAAATTTAGAATCAACCTTTTTATTGTTATCTACATCATATAGTTGTGCCTTTGTAAATTTAAATCCAGGTCTTGCACTACTCCATTTTATCTGAATACAATTGGTATCATAATTATATTCATTAAATTTAATTCCATTTTCAGTTAAATAAATTTTAACAAAATCTATAGTGTTCTGTTTTGTTAAAGTACTGAGTGACACCCCTGATGCAGATGCAGAAATATTTCCATCACCTAATAAAATTCCATACATGCGACAGTCATCTTCTGTAAATTGTGGCATATCATTTTCATAGGTTGGAATTGGAAATACTAGAAAATCACCTATAGTTAATTCTTGCGCATCATAGAATTCAGCTTTTGCATAATTCTTATCCAATCTATTTTTAATTATTGAATAATTTAATCCCTTGTTTTGTTCTTTTAATGCAAATACTTGATGTTCATATGTAATATTTATTTCATCAATTGCATTCTTAATTTGTATTTTTAGCATTTTACCATTATATTCATGTCGAACCGGTAAATTAACATCATGATAGGCACCATCGCTTCCTAGGACCTTATCACCAATTCCAACATCAGAAATATGTTTTACACCATCAATAGTATAAATCATTGTTTCAGGTGTAAAACATTGGTCAACATAGCGTGCTGTTTCATTAAAAACTTTCAACATGGGTACAATACCATTACTAGTTCCATTTGTACCACTAATTTGTGTTCCTTTTGCGCGAATTTTATGAATTGCAATACCAATTCCACCTGCATGTTTACTAATTTTACCACAATCACCAATTGTTTTAAAAATACCGTCAATACTATCATCATCAATCGTCATTAGAAAGCAACTAGATGCTTGTTCTTTACGTGTTCCCATATTAAATAGGGTGGGTGTGGCATGGGTAAAATAACCTTCTGCCATTAACTTATATGATTTAATGGCTTCTTTCAAATCATCTTTATGAATACCTAGTGATACCCGCATTAACATATGTTGAGGACGTTCAACAATTTTGCCATTAATACGCAATAGATAAGCCCTTTCTAGAGTTTTGAATCCAAAATAATCATAAGTAAAGTCCTTTTCATAATCAATAGTGGCATTAATTTTTTCTTTATTGTCCATAACCATTTTATATAGTTTTTCATTTATTATTGGAGACAGTTCGCCCAATACATTCTTATTATCCCATAGTTGTTGTACTACTTCACTATAACTAGGACTAGTATTCTTATGATGATTACTAATAATAATACGGGATGCTAGACGCCCATAATCAGGGTGAATAGTAGTTTTAGCTGCACAAATTTCCGCCGCAAGTTCATCAAGTTTCATTGTTTCTACACCATCATAAATTTGGGTAATAATTAATTGGGCTACTTCTACTGGATTAATTTTTAAGTCCTTAGATAGTTTTTGCATTCGCTTAAGACATTTATCAAATGATACTTCTTCGCGTTCGCCTGTACGTTTGATTACATACATTGTTTCAGCCATTTCGCGGTTTTCTATATCGCTAGGATTAGAAGTAGATGTACGAGTTGGTTCAGATTTAGTGTGCATTTTGTATTGTGGTTATAGATTTCAATTTTTTAAGTTAATTAATAAATTGTTATGTTAGAAAAATCCGAAATTATAAATTCTAGATTTTGCTTTCTGTAAATTATTTTATTAAATTATTTTTAATTTATAAACATTATAAAAATTGTTTCTCTAGAATAAAATCAAATTTATCATTAATTTATGATGTTTTTATTTTTCTAGATATTCTAGCATTCTAGCAAATATAAAATTAATTAGTTGTTCTAGAATACAAAAGCATAAAAAGGCAAATAAAAAGGCAAATAAAAGATAAATAAAAGATAAATAAAAGATAAATATAATGAAAATTTATTATATGTTAAAGTTAAAGTTAAAGTTAAACTAGTAATTTCCGCATATTTATTTTATTTTCTTTTTCGCAATGGAATTTAATTTTTTCAGAATAGAACATTTCAATCATATTATTATTTTCTAGATGAGTAAATATATCAAATAGATTAAATACTGGCATTACATTTTCCTTTGCATCAATTAAATTGCAAAATTCTCCCTCACAAATATTTAATACAACAATAACACCAACTACTACACCACCATATTTGCGTATCTTGGAAATAACATTCTCTAGATAGAAATCATTACTACATACTGTTTCAATAAGCAATATCTTATCATCAATCTCCATGCCACCTTCTACCTTTAGATGCTTGATATCACCTTTTTCCTCAACATTATTACCCCCATTATGAATGAATGCTATAGGTTTTTCTAGACTAGTTGCTACATTAGTTGCATAGGGTAATGCACTAATACTGGTAGCACAAATTCTATCGAATTCTAGAGCCTTGGTTTTAATAATGTTTTCAATCTGTAGAGTAATATTATCAAATAAAGTAGGATTACTTAGACTTCTTGCAATGTTTAGAGTATATGGTTTTTCACCATGGGTAATAAATTCTTTGACTACTAGAGTTTTAGTATCAAAAATATCTTTGTAAATGCTTGCTTTAGCCATTTAGTATAGTATTTATTATATAATTATGTATAAACAATTATTCTTATTCTAGATTAATCTTGATATAGAATTTTTTATTTTATTTTGAACACAAAAATAATAGATATTATTATATAGTAGAAACAACATCGTAAAAAGTAATATGTATAAACATTCTAAAAAATCATCGAAATCCCCAAAACAACTATCTTTAGATAATAATTCTAAAAAAACTAAAAAAACTAAAAAACAATTATTGTTCTCTGGTGGTGGTGTATTTTCTATAACACCTAAAACATATACTAATATTAGCTATGGAAAATCAAAAACTAATTATATTACAAAAGAATTAACTTGTTCTCAATGCAAACATAATGTATTTAGACATCACGAAGCTCTTCATAATTCACGGCTTCGTGCAGTTGTTCTAGATAGTGATGTATTAGATAAAAAATATAACATTTTTGTTTGTAATCAATGTGGTTTTATGATGAACTATTCTGGTGATATAACTTATACTAGTAGTAAATAAAAAACAAAGTATAACTAGCAAAATAAATTTAAATTTATGAAATTGTACATCGACTTGGGTCAATTCTAGTCGCGGTTCTAGAGATTGCTCTTGCTCTAGGCTCATTTCTTTCAAAATGTTGTACCAATATTGCTTCATCTGTTTCTTCAATGTTGTTATTAACAACGTTATTTTGGTTTACTTGTATAGGTATTACTGCCGGATGCGGTATTACTGCTGGCGGTTCGCCATTTATTGTATAATACTTATTTTCAATATTACGATTACGGCATACAGGACAATTTCTAGATGTTTCAATCCATTGTCTATATGCAGAATATCCAAATATATTATTACATTGTGTACATTTACAAACACCATAAGCAATATTTATCTCATCAAACGTGATAGGACACGTTATTCCGAGTGGTATTTCAAAATCTATAATACTAACTTGCCAATTAGCTAGTTGTTGTGTACTATTAAGTGGTACAGTTTCTCTAGGAACAGTTTCTCTTACAACAGGTATGTTTAAATCATAAGTAAATGCATATCCGCCCATACCACTCATTATTCGCAATATATTAGGTAGTATTTTATATAATGTTGTATTAAATCCATTAGCTAGATTAGTTGTTATTTGTATTTCAACTCTATCAATTCTGTCTAAATTCAATGAACCCGCGTTTAAATTACTACGTAAATTAGTATCCATATTTATAGGTATATATATAGCGTTAGGTGCTAATCTTTGACAGTATATATTTATTATTTCACTTGTATATAATTGTCTAGAATGCTCATTTATAAATATTTCTATATTTTCTATATTTTCTATATTTTCTATATTTGCATTTTGATTCATTTGCAAAATATAACCATTTATTAAACCACTATTATCTATATTAAAGCGTTTGTGTGCAGTAGTAGATTGTAAGTTTGTAGTATAGACTTCACGGCATTTATATTCATGGCTATTAGAAGCTAATGTTCGTCGTTCATCTGTACCTATATACAATTCTTTCGAAATTATTCTAGCACCATTTATAGGAATACGTGATACAATATGTCTAACTGCAATTCTAACTTGATGATATGCTAGACAGATTATTGGTAAACCACGATTATTATTATTAAAAAAAAACTCATAATTTATAGGTATTTTCAATATATTCCTAGATATTATTGAAGATGGTTCTAAGTATTCTAGAATTTGTAACGGATATTTTTTTTCTTGCCAACCAATTGATATTATTAATTCATAATTACTTATTATATTTTCACGTGTATTTTCTGGTGGTTGTATATTCAAATCTACTAATAAATAGTCCGGCAATACTAAATCACTTCTTCTAGATAATAAAAGTTCATGCGGTGGTAAAATATCAATAGATACATTATATGCATATGTGTTTGTCTCTTGTAATGGTGGTGTCGGTGCTGTAGCATAGCGATACAATGTGGAATTATGATCTACACTAACTAGTTGCATTATCGCACCAGACATTTTCATATATATATATATGTATGTATGTTTATATCTAGCAATGCTAGATAATAAGTTTTTATATGTAAAAAAAATAGAAAAAAATAAATTACTAATATAATTACTAATATAATGGTGTAAATATTTAAATTATATTGCATGTGTTTGTATTGTTTTGTCTATGTAATCTACGAATAGCATCATGATTTATATATCTTCTTTGTCCCAGGTCTTCCAATACTGCTACCATATGGTGAAGATCACCTAATCTATCTGGTATTGCTCTTGGTGAATATGGTGGTGGTGGATCATCTACTATTGTATCACTTGTTGAAATAATTACATTAGAATTATTTGATTTATCCATTATAAAATCCTTTTACATTATATTTTTATATCTTTTGTCCAAATAAATTCAATATTTGCCTTAGGCAAATGTTTAATTACTAATGGACCAAATACATTAAATTTTCAAGTATTTTTAACCATAAAAGCGTAGGAGTTTAAGGAACCTACGGTTCTCTGATCTGACTAATACACGTTGATAGGTTGTAGTGTACTGCTAGTATCGGGATCGCGGGTTACGATACGAAATAATAGTTGTGTTTGCATATCAACATCAATCAATCGCCCATAATTGGTATCTGTTCCAAAAGTAATATTATTATCATAATATGTAGCAGGGTCTAATGTAGTATTAGTTGAATCCATAACACCTGGTGGAGAAATGTATATTTCATTAATAAAACCGCGATTATTAGTGATTGATGCATTACTTGTTTCGACAGCTAAATTAATAATAACGTGTCCGTCATCTTTATTTATGAATGAAGTAAATCTGCTAGCATTAGTACCAGTCGCACCTGAAAAGTTTTTAATTATAATCCGGTCGCCAATACGGAATAGGCGGTTAGAAAAGTATGAAGACGTAGTTAATTTCACATAACTATATGAACCTTGTGTACTGCGAGGCCAAGCATAAGTGGGTAGTAGTTCTGTTCCAGTAAGGGCAGCAACATTACCAGTAAATGCAATTGCCGTAATATCTAGAACATCTTTCTGAACGTTGACAAAATTTCCTCGTGGGTCAGTAATATCAATCGACATTCGATTTAGATTTGCTAAAGGATTATTATAAAACTTCTTCTTTTCAAAATATGCAGGATTATACTTCATGAAACCACGTAAATATTCACCTGCAAAACCTTGTCTAGGTGTAGATTGAACAATACTAGTAAAACCTGTATATCCAGATATGTAATCGCTAGAAAGTGTATTGGTATAGAAAACCTTATCAAATATCATAGTAGAAAATGCCTTATCCACCCAATTATTAGTGCCCTTAAAAACATTATCTAATTCCTCAATTCGTAATAATAAGTAAGGATAGCGCGAAAGACCCATATAAATACGAGTATCAAATGGGTCAATATAAGCATCCATAGGCATAACTGCACTGACTAGTTCTACACTAATAATATTGCGATACATATTGGAAATTGTTGCACCACCTTGATAATCCTGATTTTGATTAAATTTAACTTGAAAGTTATATCGGGTTTCATTGGTGTTATCAGCCCAATTTCGGTCAACAGAATTTATATTAATATAATGTACTTTTTCAATATATTTTGGTTGGGTATCACGTTGTGTTTTAACTAATTTACCTTGGTGTTCTGCAACTAATTCTGGTGATATAACTTGTACTTCATTATCATTAACGATTCGTTCCTCCATTCGTTCAATATATCTTTCTGTCATATCGTTGTTGAATTTAAGTAATGCCATAGGATCAACTTGGGTTTGGTCAATTTTCGTTTGTGCATCAGTATTATTGCGTGATAATGACATATTATTTTGTGATTGTGGATACAGTATTGATTGAGTATTAGTTTGCATAGCTGTAATATTTTGGCGTTTTTCCATATCAATATATTGTTGGGATTGCATATTACGTTGTTTAGTATAATCTTCTAGCATATGCATTGGGTTCATTCCTTGCATTTTCTGTAGATTTTCAATATTTTGATATAATGGTGTATCTTGAGTCTCACTACCCATAAGTGAATCTGTTAAGTCTTCATTAATATTAAACGGCTGTATTGTAAAATCAATATTTTGAATAGTTGATTTATTGGTTGGAGACATAGTATCGCCCATCCGCTGGAATTGTTGTGCATGAGTTGGTGTAATTGTGGGTTGTTGTACTTGCTGGGGAGCTAATACTGGTTGCGGAATATATGATTCTGGGGAACCATCACCTCTAATACCGGCTCCTGTACCTAGAGTTTGACGATTTGCCATTAATTCATTCATTTTAGCTTCGATATCATTATTATCTTTAATCATTGTAAAACCTGCATTTTGAGTAGAATTACTAGCTTGTGGGTGCATAGTATTACTAGTAGAGGTACCCTTTACTGTTTTCTCGAATATTTTGCCGTGGAAATATAGAACTGATTTGTCGATAAGGGTCGTGTTGCATTTCATTAAGTTGCGTTCGTTGGCAGGTATTTTATCATATACCATTTTTGCCATTTTATTGAATGTAGTTTTGTAATTAGAGTTTTTTGAAATATCTTTGTTGGTACGGCGGAGTATTTCATCTGCAACTTGGGTGTATGAATTATCTAAGTTATTCTGGGAATAGAATAATACATCAATATTGTTTGTATTCATTTTTATTTCGCAAGGTGAGTATTATAATATTTATAGAATATATTCTAGAATATGTAATATTTTACTTTGTAGTTGCTTTATATTCTTTCGAGAATATAATTTTTAAAAAAAAACAATTAGAAAAACATTTTTAGAAAAACATTTTAAGAAAAACATTTTTTTTAGAAATAATTATAAAAAATTGATAAATCTAAATATTTAATTAATAATTATCCTAGCTTGTTTTACCTTATGGAAATGTCCGCAACTTCAATTACACCTCCACCTCGTATCAATGAGGTAGCTCCGGATGCACCGGTGCGGGTTCGGCGGATTGCAAATCCAGTTCCACATCATCCGACCACAGTTCGTAGACAATTGTTTGCTGAGTTCGAGAATGACAATCCTAACCAACAACCCATTGCCAGAACGAACCACACTGATTTTAGAGATTTGAACGATGTAGTCTTTGGAGACAATCCTAATCAAATCTAATCAATTCAAATCAATTCTAAATGAAACTTTTTTTATGTTTTTAGTAATATTTTTTCTAATAGTTTATTTGCTGATAATGAACTAAAAAATCAGTAAAAATAATAAGTATTATTAAAAAATTGAAAAAATAAGCTATATATTTATTAGTATTTAAATTAAATCTTTATTCTAAATGATTTGTATTGCAGAACTGCAAATTATTATGAATGCATTTGATGGACCACAAATTGGCGAAACTATTGAAGAATTGAATATGCAAATTGAAAAATGGACTCGCTCAATAGGAAAACACATATTTGCTGTAGAAATTCTTAATATTTTGAATAATGCAACTGAAGTAATTGCAAGTGAAGTAATTGCAAGTAAAGTAATTGCAAGTAAAGTAATAGGAAATGATAGTGTAAATAATACTAGAAAATCTACTAAACGCAAAATTAAAAATGATGATGATTATGATGAAGATGATTGATAAAAATAAAGCTAATAATATTAGTATGATTTTGTAAAGAATTCTTTTCTTTTTGAGTTCATTTTATCATCACTAACAATATTATTAATTATTTCTTCAAAAGTTTTGCCATCTAATAAACTGGTTAGGAAATATATACAATATACTCCACATTCAGAATTTTTATATTGATGTCGTACATTATTTACCTTGATTTTGAAATTGTATTGTAATTCAATGCCTTGGTTTTTCAATCGTTCCATTAATATGAGTACCTCAGGATTTGGTTTCATTCCATAGCTATCCCAATAACTAATTTCACCAGTTTTATTAGTGGTATCAACATTGCAATACATTGCAACCCAATGAGACCCTTGTTGTGTATGTTTATCTAGATTAAACACAACACCAATCTTATGTTTACCTTTATCTAGTAATGATTGTAATTTAATATTACATAACTCGTTTATAACACATTGACCAAATCCTATTTTTGTATCAAAATCCATCGGTACTGGTCCAATAAATTCAAAATTAGGATATTTAACCTCATACTGGTTCATAACATCCCGGATATCAATTGTATTTAACCATTCAGTCGGTCTTTCAACCCATTCTTTTGGCATTAATGGTTTGAAATTTTTAATTAGTTCTCTAGCTAGGGGGCTATCTTTTATAAAATCCTGTTTTATCCAACACAACTCATTAGTGCATTTTGCGCGCATAACATTATTAATTGAATGCCATAGTGATTTTCCAGTTGTACTATCATTGTAATCAATACGCATTTGTGGATGGCTTTCATTCCATTTATCAGCTATTTTTCGTAATGCTTCTATAGTAAAACAAGTTTCATCCGTTGCTGATTGAATTATATTCATATTAGATTGTGATAGTCCTTTGTCTTTAGATAAGTTTATTGGTTCAATAAAAGGTGCACACATAGTATTTGGGTGTGTTTTATGAGAGGTTTTGAGGATTTTGCGTGTTTTGGTTATCTTAATTCTAGAATGTATTCCTTTTTGCTTTGTTCTTTTAGTGCCTTTAATTAGTATCTTTCTTTGTCGCATTTTGATTACTTTGTGTTTGTTTTTCTATTTAATACAAAGAATTTATTATACAAAAGTAAATAAAAGTAAATAAAAGTTATATTGATAGATATTTATTGTTATTATCTAGAATCATAGTTTCTTTTGGTATTCTATAATTTCTAGAAAGACACGATGTTTTGAATATTCTGGGTCATCAAACATTTCTAGAATAATATTTTCAACTGCAAAAGAATTGTAGTTTGCACTTAAGTTTTCCTTAAGAGTATCACGAATGTACTTCTTCAAATCATTAGCTTTAGTAATATATAAATTATCTATTAGTGTTTTGACTGTGCTTTCTGGTAGGAGTTTTTGATTTGTGTCGGTTAGTTCTTTATCATAATAATATTTAATAAAGAAGTAGGTAATATCTCTAACCATACTAGTTAAATTTGTTCCATTGTTTGCCATAATTATTAAATTGTTGTTTTAATGTATCTTCTAGAATGTAAATATTCTTGAGATTATGTTATAGTATAAGTTTACTTATTTTTTAAGTTATGTACGAAATAAATACGTTTTATTATTTATTATATTTTAAGTATTTTATCTAGAATATTTAGAATATCTAGAATATCTAGAATACATAAACTGCTAAACCCAAATATGTTTGAACATATAAAACGTTTATATAATCAGTTTCAAAAAATATATCATATTAAAAAACAATTAGAGTTAATTCATCTAGAATTGCCCCGTCATCAGTCAATAGAGAATTTAATACCTGAATTTGAAAAATTAAAAATTATTGTATTTGATTGTGGTAGTTTATATGTTAAATTCCTACAATGGTATATTAGCAAACTAAAATCTAATTGTGTTGATAATAATATTCTAGAGAAACAGAATACTGCAAAATTTATAAATTATTTTGAAGATATCTTTGAAAATTGTCCGTTCCATTCCCTAGAACATACTAAAGAAATATTTCAAAATGCCATGCCAGGATTAGTTCTGGAAGATTATATAGATATAACAACACTTAAGGAAATAGCATCAGGAAGTATTGGTCAAGTTTATTATGCTCGTAGAAAGATTGATAATCTAGAAATTGCAATTAAAGTAAAACATCCTGATATTACTACTGATTTAGAAAATCAACTGGAATTAATTAAATTAATAAAATTCTTACAATCATTTACTTATATTCGAAAACGTTTTAATCTAATATTTAATATTGATGATTTTCTTAATGATATTGTTCAGCAATGTGATTTTCGTGTAGAAGCACAAAATAATATACAATTCCGAAAGAATTTTAAAGATAGCCAGGACTTTATTATATTCCCTGAAATTTTATTTCAATCAGAAGATGTTTTAATTAGTCATTATATTCCAGGCGAAAGTATAGATAAATTAACAGATACGCAACGTTTCTATGCAACAATAAACTTTGTATGTTTCTTCTATCAAATGTTTTTAGTAGATAATCTAATCCACGGTGATTTACACTGTAAGAATTGGAAAGTACGTATTCCAGAAACTGCCAATATGAAACCACGATTAATTATTTATGATTGTGGTATATGTTTTAAAAATATTAATCTAGAATTATCTAACAACTTTTGGTTTAGTATTGCTAAATATGATGTGCAAAAATTAAATCAAACAATGAAACAATTTATAACTATTAACAATATTGATATTGATGATGAAGATTTATCTAATGAAATCAATAATTTATTCAATAATATAATGAAAGATAGTGTTAGTACATCATTATTTCTAAAATCATTTATAAATTTTTTCACTGCTAGAAATATTATTGTACACAAATTCTTACTTAATTTCACTATATTAATTTGTGTTATTGAAGAATTTCTTAAAAAAAGTGATGTAATTAATAGAGAAAAAGGAACTGGTAATAAAGTTAGTATGTTTGATTTAATGACAGATAATCAATTAGATATTATTTCATTTTGTGAGGTTAATAAATGTTATCCAAAAGTCAAGGAATTATTTCAGAAAGAATTAGACAATAAGTATCTAGAATACAAGAAAAATATAAATGAACATAATATTCTAGAAAAACAAGACAAAAATATAGAACCATTTGACAATCCACAATTATTTAGTAGTTTGTCTTTATCTGGATTAAAATTCAGACCTCCAGAATAAAAATTAAGTTTATTTACCATTTCGGCATAGACAGATAACTAAACTCATATTGTTTCCACCAATATAAATCCCTAGGAAAACTTACAGTTTCTTCTGATAATAAACTATTACATCCACATGCATTACTTGTACAATAAGGTTTATAATTATCAATACTAAATGGTACTGGCAAATAACCAGGTAGATAATCAAAATAATAATCTTCTTCAATATAATCGAAATATCTTTCATATTCAGTATATTTTTTTTCATTCAATGTTTCATTTTTGGCTTCATCTAGAATTTCATTAATCATTAAATCACCACCACTTTCAATACAAGCGAATTGTTTTTTCAAATAATCATACAAATCTGGCATTATCTTAAATAATTCACTAATATTATCTAATGTAATCTTACCACGATATGGTATATCACCAGTTTTAGTGTTTGTCTTAGCCAAAGCTTTTTTAACTTTGTCGGCAAATGTATCTAGATATTCATATAAATTACTTAGGATATGCTTAGTATTGAGTGATTTAGTAAATTTGCTAATCAATAGAAATTCTAGTTCTTCTAATTCACTAAAGGTTTTTTCTTGGAAATTACAATTAGTGATATCCATTCTAGAAAGTGTTCTTTAGTCATTAGTTTTTATTGTTAGATGATTGCTTTTTCAATTTTTTATTTGCTTGTTAATTGCTGTTTAATTTCTAATAGTAATATAGTAATATAGTAATATAGTAATATAGTAATACAATAATGTCATATTTATTTTGTGGTGCAAAAATCACACAAATAAAGCACTTACTAAATAATATTCCTGACAAAATAGTAATATCAACGTGTTATTTTCATAATTCTGAATTATTTTTTAATAAATATAATGGCAGACAATTAGAATACATAAATGGATTGATTTCTAATATTGAAACTTTTCAAATGAAAATAAATAAATTTACTTCTAATCCGGAAAAATGGGTTTATCGTGTATATATAGATGAAACAGTATTAAATATTTCCTCTTTAATGCATAATGTGTTGGGTATAAATAAGTTAGATATTCTAGAAGCAGAAAAACTTGAACATAATAATTCTAAATCTGCAAAAAAACAAAAAAATATATGGTATATGAAAAATTTGAAAAAAACATTGAAAAATAAATCAAACAATAATATTATTAACGAATTAGACCCAAAATTTACTGAATTAAAAAACAATATAGCAGTAAATTATAATATATTTATTTTTATAGAAACATTATTAAAGAAATATATTAATCGTATTACATCGTCGGAGTATAAGTCTAAATATTCTAATATAGAAATATTCACATATTCCAATCCAAAATTACAATACAAATTATTAAGTGACCCAAATAAATTAGTTTCTGGTGAAATTGCAACATATGGAACACTTATGCGATATCATCCATTAATAGATAAGAGTATTTCAGTAGTAATAATGAGAAATTGTTCTCATAATATAACACCACTCGATTTAATCATCCAAAATTATTGGATTTTAGAAGAACAAGATATGGAATATATGGAATATGTAGATAAAACCTATGATTTTACAGAAGATAGAGATTTAGTTGGTCGTAAAAATTGGTATATGTCATTATATCATAAATCAACTAACTCTAAACATACAATGGCGAGCAAAATACGTCATTTTGGTTATGACAGAGTAATGGCTGGAATGATATCTTGTAAAACAAATAAAAATACTTTTCATTCTAGCAGTTATTATAAAGAGATATTTAATAAATTATATATGAAATTGCAATTTGATAATCCATATGAAAATATTTATTATTTCAATTATGCATCAATAACATATGATTATGGTATTGATGAAGCATTAATTAATTTTATTTTTCCAGAACTACGTATTACAACATATAGAAATTCCATAAAAGAAGATAATCCTAAAAATACAATTCAAAAAACATTTGCAATAAATATTATTAATGGAAGTATTACAACTTGTGGTAAATGTAATAAGAAATCACTAATGAAATTAATTAATTCTAAATATCAAATAAATAATAAAGATAAAGATATAGAAACTAATAATAATGTAATGAATAAATTTACAAATAAAATGGAAAATAAATATAAAAATAAATGTTGTTTACACGAAATATATAAATTTAATGATGATACTAAAACATATCATAATAAACCAGTATGGTTAAATTATAGAATGCTCTATAATTTACCTTGGGAATTAGATTATTTGAACTCATTACCATTTTATTCTCTAAATATTAATACTTGGCAAATACCAAAACTTAGCTTTACTACTGTTTTGAAATCAATTATGTACAAAAATAATTATATTTTCGCATTAAAAAATGGTACATATAATATACCTAATTTTATACGTAAAACAAAAACTATAATTCATACTAAAATATCTAATAGTAAATCAATTTCGAAATCAATTTCGAAATCTAGTTCGAAATCTAGTTCGAAATCTAAGACACATAGGAAAATAGATAAATATTTAGTATTATGTAATGTTAAAAAAACAGATACAGAAACAGACAAATATATTTCATATTTAGATAAGGCATATAATTCTGATAACTTTTATCCGGTATTATTATATCCCTCACATATTACATTATTAAGATACTTACAAAATAAAACAATATCATTTAAAAAAATAATTAAACCATTACAAAATAAACACGGCTTTACATTTAATTAATTTACATTAAAATAATATTATTATTTTGCATTATTTCATTGTATTATTTTATTATTTTTTAACTAATTCATTATTAGTATAATAAGACAATAAGAAATAAATCAATAAGAAATAAGACAATAAGACACTATGCCAGAATCAACCCCTACAATTTGTATCCACATTTTTCGTCGGGATTACAGACTCCATGACAATACTACATTAATTGAGGCTTGTAAAACACATACTATAGTAATCCCAATTTTTATTTTCACTAATAAACAGATTGACCCTAAGCAAAATACATATCGCAGTGATAACGCTGTTCAATTCCTTTGTAATTCATTACAAAACTTAGATAAACAATTACATTCTAGATTATATGTGTTTTATGGTGATGAATATGTTATTCTAGAAGACCTAATAAAACTAATACCTAATCTTAAAACTATTTCCTTTAATATGGATTATACTAAATATTCCCAAGAACGTGATGCTAGAATAAAAACTCTTTGCACTACTAATAACATTGATTGTCTATCCATAGATGATATATGTCTTAATCCTGTTGGAACTATTCTAACCACCACTGGAAAAGTATATACTAAATTTACTCCATTCTGGCGTGCATCAGCAAATAAAACAATTCCCAAACCAACATCTAATACTAATGATAATTATTTACCTGCAAATACTGCAATTGCTATTAAGTTGAAAAAATATAAATACTATATTACAATGGATACTGTAATGAAACCAAATAGTTTAATACTAGGAAATATTAATCCTAGAATTCTAGAACAAGGAGGTCGCGACAATGGCTTAGCTATCCTTAAAAGAATTATAGATTGGAAAGAATATGATAATCAACACGACCAATTAACTTATGCAACAACCCATTTATCTGCATATAATAAATTTGGATGTGTTAGTATTCGGGAAGTGTATTGGGTAATGGTGGCAAAGTTGGGAAAAGATAGTGGTGTAGTGCGACAGTTATTCTGGAGGGATTTCTTTTATAATCTATCTGCAAAATTTTCAGAAATATATGAGCATTCCTTAAATCCTAAATATCGTGATATTAAATGGCATACTAATACTAAGGAATTTGAACTATGGTGTTCAGGTCAAACTGGTTATCCTATAGTGGATGCTTGTATGCGAGAATTAAATACAACAGGTTATATGCATAATCGAGGGCGTTTGATAGTGTCAAATTTTCTATGTCGGTTGATGCATATGGATTGGCATTTAGGGGAACGTTATTTCGCAAGTAAGTTGATGGATTATGATCCGGCACAAAATAATTTTGGATGGCAAGTTTCGGGGGCTAATTCTAGTGGCACTACTTCGCGACCATTAGAACAAACTATTTTAAATCCGTGGTTGCAATCACAACAATTTGACAATAATGGTGAATATATTAAAAAGTGGTGTCCAGAATTAAATGATGTTAAATCAACAGATTTACATAAATGGAATAGTGAATGTTCTAAGTGGTTAGAAAAAGGGATAAAATACAGAGAACCAATGCTAGATTATAAGATTGAAAAGGAAAAGAATTTAAAAATGTATAGGAAATATTTATCTTAGTGATGATTTATATAAACCAATTTCGCTACCTTGGACTACAATGGTTGGTTCTGCCGTTACTTAAAACTTGATATTTCTTGATAAACCAAATATTTGGAATTCATACGAATTATCAAGCTTCTGTGTTTTTTACTTGGGCCAAGAACGGATTAAGAGTGGTCTCAAAGAAACTGTTTAAACTCTAAGTATCCCCAAGGAGTAATACATATACTACCATAATTAGCACTACTAATCTTCGTGAAATAAATTATAATAGTAAATAATATAGTATACTAATTTAACATAATAAAAAGTCTTTAAGTTATTTTTATTATAATATTTAATATTAAATATTTTATTTAAATAAATAATGTATA